TGCTGTTTTTGCTGGGGTTGTAGGTGCTTCTGGTTCTGGGGTTGTTACAATGTTTAATATAGGGTTTTCTATAGGTTCTTCTTCTATTTCTGGGATTGGTTCTACTATTACTTCTTCAGGGGTTAAAGCATCTGCTAGATCTTGTTGAGCTTGTAATAATTCTTTTCTTAAATTAGCTATTTCTCTTTGTAAAGCTTCAACTAATTCATCTTTTTCTTTAAAACTAATATATTCACCACTAGTTTTAACTAGATATTCATGAGAATTAGTAGAACCTAATTCATCTATTTGGTAAAATAATTCATTATATAAGTTAAAAAATTCTTCAACTGTAGGTTGTGCATCCAATTGATCTTGAATTGGCTTAACTCCTAACTCATTAAAAGAAGTATCTATGGTTTTTTGATATATTCTTTTATCAAAAACTTCTTTATTTAATTTTATATCTTCTCCCATTAATATGAATTTACTACTTTAAAGTAATAATTATCGTCTAATACTATGGTTGAACCATTTATGTTGGTTTTAACACAAATTTTATAATATCTTTCTGGTTCTAATCCATTCATATAAACATCAAAATAATTTCCTTTACTGTCAGAACTTAATTGTGTATATGTCGTATCATAATCTACAACGTATTCGTTAGTATCCAAATCTTTTATAGCATAATATGATGCTGTTGGTAAATAATTTGTACCTGTAAATTGAGATCCAGTTGCAAATACTCTAATTGGATATTTTGGTGCAACATTAAATCTAAACCTATTTACACTTTGTGGAGAAAAAGTTCCTGGGTTTTCTGCTAATGAGGAGATTAAATTAGTAGTATTAACTATACTAGAACTAGCAGGACCATCTAATACACTTTGATAATCTCTCCATTTAAATTCTAATTGTGGTGGGTATATAGTATTGGTATCAACACTATAAAATTGCATTACAGGTTGGATTTGAACGTTAGAGTTCCATTCAACACTGTCTTCCCATTTTACTATAAAACCATTATTATCCATAGAACCACTATACCATCTAGAAACTACTTCTTTAGCGTTTACTTTTAAATCTTTTGTTGATCTAGTATCAAATGATTGCGTTATACCGAAATTGGTACTACCATTGTTTATTAACCAATTTCCTCCTCCAGGACCTACATAAGTTGAATTATAGTGTGATCCTATAACATTACCATGGGAATCTGTTCCTGTTAATGTCCAAGTTGAGCTTCCTTTAAAATTGGGGGAATACCAAGTACATCCATCTGTAGTTTGAGGTACATCTAAATACGTTCCAGTACCATTATACCAATATTGAGCTATAGGATATACTATCAAATCCGTAGATTCAACAACACCTTGAGCAGTGGCTATATAAGATCTAAAATCAACATCCCACTCTTTACCCTTAATTTTATTATTAATAACATCCTCTATTTCATCTTGAACAAATTCAGTTAAGTATCTTGCTACTTGGGGGTTAGAATCTACTGCTATATTTAAGTTAGATATTTGAGAAATAGGGTCTATACCTGTATTCATATCTGGGTAGAATGAATAGATGGTGGAATCTTTATATGGGAAAATCTTGTATACTGCCATTTCTTAATTTTATAGTGGTACTACTTTACCTTTAATATCATTATTAAAATATTTTACTTCAAATATACTAGGATCTAAACTAGGATATATTACTCCATTTTGAGTTGCTCCTTCTATATCGTATGCATATTGGGAGTATCCTAGTGATGTTCCAGCTTTGTTAGAAAATTTAATATCTTTTACGGTTTGAACTCCATCTATTTGATCTAGCTTAACAAATAGATCTTGTACTAAAATAGGTTGGTTTATTTGAAAATTATCTCTATTAAAATAGTCCTGTAGTGATTCAATACATGATAATATTACTTGACTATTTATAAAATTAGGTAAAACTATTATTTCAAAATCTATAGCTATATTAATAATATAAGCATCTTTTATTTCAATACTGTCACCTATCATTTTATATTGTGATAAATAAGTTCTTAAATTTTGTTTTAGTGTGGAATTGGCTGTTGTAAATTGCCCATCAATATTTTGAGATAAAGTATATAAACATAAATTTTCTAAAGTAGTTACAGATGTATCAAGAGTGGGTTTTTCAATGTACGCTTTAGATATTATACCATATTCAGAAGGCATACTTAAAGCTCTTACCATATAATCATCTAAAGTAACTGTCCTTTGTTGTGTTGTTGTTTGTAGTAATGTGTTTTGTCTAATTTCTTCTTTTGTATCACCTGATTTACCTCCAGATGCAGCAATTGGGTTTATTGCTGCTAAAGTTCCAAATACATAATTAGCTGTGGTAGAATTTAAGTTTATTTTATTAAATTTAATATTTGTAGAATTTAAAGTAGTTAAATCTCCTTCGGGTACATTTGAATCAACTCCACCACCTGTTAAATATCTTACAGTTAAAGTTGTATTAGAAGGTGCTATACCGTAAGTGTTTGTAAATAAAAAATTTGTTGGTGAATATGCTGTTGTGAGTTTATTTTGTTCAAATGGTAAACCTATACCTACATTATTTGGGTTAGGTGTTATAGATTCATCTGTATCATTTGGATTACCTGCTCCAAATTGGATTTGTAAATTGTTTTCTGATGTAAACCTTGTAGCAAAACGTCTTTGTACTTTTTTAAGTTTTAAAAGATAAGGTGTATCTCCATTATTATGGGTATTATTAGGGTCATTAGGGTTGGTGTTTTTGATTTTATCAAATATCATTTCTTGACCTAAATAATCTACCTCAGACCATATATTATCATCTGAATCTGTAATGTCTAGTATTTTGACAATATTATTATCTCCTATGTTAATTGTAGAAAATTGTTCAGATGTTCCAAATGTAAATGTTTGAGTATTAATGTTAGAAGATATAGCTTTTCTAGTTTTCTTTAAAAGATAGTAAGTAGGATCACTACCTGCTATTTGTGATATGCTAATTTCAGTAGGATCTTGAGAACTTGAAAATGCAAAATCACATTTATCTTCCATTAAAAAATTTACAGATGGAGAGATAGTAGAAGTTATAGTAGTATTTTCTTCTATGGTTAAGGCATAATCAAAATCCGGTACAAAATTACCACCACCTAAATCTTTAGAAGGTACTTGTTGGTATAGATCAATATCTACTTGAGCTATTCCTGTTACTTTAGGCTTATATCCAAACATATAAGCTAATTCATATAAATTATTAGATTGTTTAGCTAATGTTAAAAATGTTTCTTGTAATTGATTATCTAAATAGAATGACATTATATCGCCTACATAAGCGGCTTGCTCCATAAACATCATACCTGGTGATGTTGGAGAAAAATCATTGTAGGTATTAGGGAAATATGTTTGAGAAAATTCTATTAACCTATCTCTAATATCAGAAAAATCTCTGTTTAAATATTTTATATCTCTATTTGTCTTTGTAGCCATTATGTAAAGTCTATTTCTATAGTATCTGTAATATTGGTGTTATTTATACTATATGTTAATGATACGGTTATTACATTTAAATCTTCTTGTTTTAATATTTCTAAATTTCCTATGGATATGTTAGGGAAAAATTGTTGAAGATCTGAGGTGATTGAATCTTCTAAAAAATCTAAATTATTTTCTGTTATTTGCTCGAAAATAAAATCTCTTAAACCACCACCAAATGTTGGGTTTAATGGTCTTTCTCCTGGGTTTGTTAAAAAATAATTAATTAGGTTATTTTTAGTAGCTTCTTTAGTGGTAAAATTTGATTTAAATACCCCAGGAGCAGAAAAAGGTAAATTTACTCCTACAGCAGCACTTTTATTAAAGTCAATTGGAAATATTTGTTGTGCCTCAAATGCCATTATTTAGTCATTAATCCCATTATTTGATCCATATTAACTTCTCCATCAGGTAAAGCTCCATTTGGTGATGTTGTATCTCCTGCTCCCTGAGGATTGAAAGGTTTATTGCCAAATCCTGGAGCATGTGTACTATTCATATTTAATCCTGTTTCACCTATAATATCCAAATAAGATTGTCTTTGTTCTTTTAAAGATTTTTTAGGTGTTTGTGTAACAGTGAGTGTAGTTGGTGATGTAATACTTTCTTGTACTGGTTGGGTAACTACAGCTTTAGGTGCTTTAACTGCTTCTAGTAAAACTTCCTTTAGCTCTTCTTGTATAGCCTCTCTAACGGCTTCTTTTATTATTTTTTTAAGTGCTTCGGTTTTCATGTTTGTGTTTGTTATAAATATTAAATTAATCTGCTTTTAAATCATTTTGTTTAATGTAAAATACTAATTCATCTATTAATATCTGGTCGTTAGATGAAAATGAAGGTTCCCCTTGTAACATAATTACTCCTGCTTGGTTTCTAGCTACAGCTTTTCTACGTTTTAATCCTTGATTTGTTGCACCTTCTACATC